TAAAGCAGATTAATAAAACTACTATTAGCCAAATAATTACGCCCACCATGTTAGAAAGTAGGGTTTTCAAGCTCTTGCAAAAAATCTTCCTCCGTTATGCTCTCACATATATTTGAGCCATCAACATAAACACTAAACCCGGTTGCGGTGCGGAATACTTCTAATTTGTGCGTTTCTCCGTTTGGGGATTCTATTATATAGGTAGTCATAATATCAAAGTTTAAAGGAATGCCGGGAAACCGCCCGGCGCGGTGGAATTATTTGTATTATTCGTTTATGTTATGTAAATTACAGTTCCAAACGTGAAAAGGGAATGAACCGTTTCCATTAAGACTAACGACAGACGTACGATCCCCGTTATCCTTTATTACATAAACTATAAGCTTTCTAAATCCGTATAACCCAATATGATATAATATCTTTTTCTCCATAAATTTAAAATCTGTCTGATTGATCGTCTTTATTTATAAAGTCTTTTAATTTTTTGGGATCGGTGCCGGAGATAAACACCACGGCACCGAATAAAAGCAGCATTAAACAAAACATTTTTATTTCATTTTAAAAGTTATGCCAGCAGGCAACAAAGAACGGTTAACACTGGAAACAAATTTATTAAAATCGTTCTCCGTTACTTTTGTTTCGTAGTCTTTCCAATTAAAAACAAGCTCGTTACTATGATCGTAATATATTACATTACGTAATGATAACCCGGCATCAAGAACCGCCAACATAACCCGCTTTTCATTTTCGGCCTTTTGTTGTTTCTTTTTGCAATCGTTAATTATTTCAGCGCGTTTTTTCTCGTATGCTTTGCGCTTTTCTTCGTCTTTCCGCGCTTGTACAGCTTCAGGGCGATAATAACCTTCGTTTATTCTGTTAGTTATAGTTGTACGTTCTTCATCCGTCAATTTCAAAGTAAAACGTTCGTTTTCCGGTTTATATGGGTTTTCCCATGTTTGCCCGGTCAACTCTTCCAGCTTTTTTAAAGCTTCGTTAGATTCTCTTTTCCAGCGTTCAACGATACCAAGTACATAAAGGAGGTATTTAAAGTATTGTTTGTCTTCTGCTTGATAAAGTAAATTATATTCCATTTCCGTAATACGCAAGTAGTTAATTGCAGTTTCTTTGCTGCTGTTCGTAATATGATAAAACCCGTTTTCAACTGGGTACATTGGCGCGCCGTAATGATTAGACAAATGAAGATCAACGAACATTTTAAACTGTGGGAAATGCTTTAGAATTTCTTCATGGCAGCAACCACCAGCACACCAAACGAAACGCCCGTTTTTGCGTTGTTCGTAAATATCTGCCGTTATACTCCAATTGCATATATTATTTTTGCAATCATCAGCCAGTAATATTTTAGCATTGATTTCAAAGGTTGTACCGCCTTGAACATATCTTTTTGATGCTGTGTAAGAAAGTCTATTTGTAGTTGTCATAATACAAAGCTTTAAAGGTGAATAATGAAAGTAAATAGTAACCCGGAGCCATGACAGCCCCGGAAAAATAGTTATTATTAGAATTTAGAAAGATATTCCACGCATCCGATAATATAGGCCGCGTGTTCTCTTGCTGCTTGTTCTTTTTCTTGCTTGGTTGCGGTTTTATGATCCTGATCGGAAAGCATTTTTGCAGCCATCCGGACGATCTTTTTCATAGTAGAACAATTTGCAAGATATTCAACGGAAGGAGTTAAGCCGCGGTTTACTTTTTTCAAAAGTGTATTTTGCAGCCATTCAGTAAGCGCGTAAATATCGCGAGAATTGCGAATGTAGATAATTAATAAATCTGTGTTCATAACGCAAAATTTAAAGGGTGAAACTTGGTTTATCTTTGTTTTTCCCTTAACTTTGCATTTAACGTTGTGGAAGACGTTAGCCGATAAACGCAAAGTTTAAAGGGAGGCCGGAGAAGTTAGCGCACTGATCCGGCTTTTTTATTAATACGAAATCTTTTGAATGCGATCAAAAGGTATTAATAACGCTATATGTTTATCCTGATAGTGAATCAATTCAAAACTATTTGCCGTTGATAGTCTTATAATAGCGGCTTTTTTCGCTGTTTCTTGAAACACATCAAAATGAACCTTTAAACGGTTGCAACAGTTTGTGCCCTCTGGGGCTACATGTACGGCGTTTAACGTTACATTTTTGTTTTGTAAGTTTAGTAATACTTCCATGATCTTATATTTTAAATTAAACATTCAACCAAAGAAGAAGTAAAAACGGGAAGTGTGGAAGACGTTAACCGTTTATCTCCTTTTCTGTATTACAAAGATACGAATAATATTTGTAATACAAAACAAAATGTACTTTTATTTTTAATAAAATGCTCCGTTTTTACATTTATTAATATTAATATAATATATTGATAATCAACATATTAATAAATAATATAATGATAAATATAAAGTATTTAAGAAGTAAGGAAATATTTGTAATATGCAGCTTTAAATATACTTATTTGCTTTATTTATAGCCTTTGTTTAACTTTGTAGCAAGTTACAGAGCGCGAGACGCCAATATAATAACCCCTTTTATATCGTTTTATATGGTGTATAGTAAACGCGTGACAGATTTACAGCAAATTTACCAATTAACCCCGGATGATGTTTTCTTTTGTATGCTTGTAGCATCCGGCGCCAGTCGTGGCGAAGCATACGCAACTATATTTAGACCACGATCTACAAAGATAGAAACAGCGCAACGCGGAGCCGCCCAGCTTGCAAAGGATAAACCCGGCATTAATAAACTAATACGGTCTTTTGAAGATAACCGCGCGGCCTTCCTTCCTGACAATGACAGCCCCAAAAACAAGAAGAAAAAGAAAAACACAGAAACAGAAGAGGAAGAAAAAGCCGGGAATGTTGTACAATACCGAGATAAAGACGCGGTTTTGTCAGGTCTCGAACAAACTTTGCCTTATTTGAGGGGGAAAGATCGTGCAGATGTATTAATGAAAATAGCCGATTTACAACAGATGAAGAAGGACGAAAATACGGAAGAAGAGGAAACAGTACATTATTATCTGCCTTTGCAGTGTTATAGATGCAGCCTTTTTATAGCTGATCGAGCAAAGCGGAAAGCAGAAGAAGCGGAAAAGCCGGATAATATTTAATATTATAGGTATAATATAAAGAGAATCAAGACAAAACGCGGCTTTTCTCCTTCTTTGCCGGTTAACTGGATAATGAAAGCAGGGAGGGCACCCCCCCCGGCTACCCAAGACACCAAGCATGTTTCAATCCCGGTCAAGATTTTTATTTTTTTTCTTTTTTGGAGCCAATAATGGATGTTTTTAAGGCTTTTCCAATGATAAATTACAAAAGTGAATGTCCGATGTATAGTTTTACTTCTGAAAATGTATAGTACATGTATAGTTTACTTCATAACTATACATGTGTAAATCATTCATTATTAGGTCAATGGAAATTTAATGTATAGTATGTATAGTTTATATGTAAATTGCGTATGGAAAAAAATATATAATATATGGTTTGCATAAAAAACTATACATACTATGCACTATTTTTCCATTGATTTGTATTTCAATATGTTATATATGTATAGTTGCCTTTAAAACCCTACATAAACCATACATATCAGAGAGAATGCTCCATCTGTATTTCCTATTGAAATAGAGTCGTTATCCTTTGTTTGCCAATATTTTATGATTACTTATATTGAATGGTGCTATGAATACAAAATATGATAAAAAAGCCTTCAAAAGCACGTGTTTATTCTATATTTTAAGTAGAAAATAATAGTATTTATATGATAATTATGTAGAAAATAGACTATATTTGTGGCGTAAAACGGCCTGAAAATAGGCATAAAACTATCAAAAACACTTGTTTTTGAATATATAATGATATTTTATGAAAATACATGAGTTTGATCCGGTGATATATCCACGCAAGTTGTGGGTTGCAGTCAGTACAGATACATTTTCAGATAGATTTGAAGGTGTAAGTGAATGGGATGATACTGCTGATGCCATTGTGGACTGTGTTCGTGATAAACTGCGAAATTTGGGTGGTATTCTTGTCCGATTTGAAAGTAAGAATGCCATTACTATAGCAAATATCGCTCATGAAAGTTCACATATAGCGATGAACATATTTGATTATAGGTGCAAAAGTGGATTTAGCTAATCAGGAAACATTCTCGTATCTTGTTGGATGGGTTGCTGACTGTATCAATCAGGTAAGGACTGGTAAATTTAAAGACTGAAATGGAGTCGGGAAAGTATAGGAAGTTGTTAAATGAGGTCTTTGGGCTTATGAAAGGCGAGAAACTGGATGCCGCCTTACAAGAGTCCAAAAGTGCAGCGCGTGTTGACGCTGTGCAGGACTTGATGCGTGCAGCCATTATACGATCTTCGATTTGTAAGTTCAATGGTACTCCTTACTATTTCAGTGGCCGGATATATGAAGAGATGGCATGGGATGATTTTGGTAACCTGATATATGACTTGATGCGTAAATGCAAAATGCCCAATGGTGATTATTCCCGTGTGGAGGGTGTACTGAAAGTCTGTAAGCGTGTGGTGGCAGGAAAAGCCTTGAAGCCTGATAATGCCATTGTGGTGTTCAATAACTGTGTGTTTGATATGAATGCTCGCCGTGCACATTCTTTCAACCGCCGTTGGGTACAGACTACATGCGTTCCCTATGACTACAAGCCGGAAGAGCATGTCTTTCTTTGGAGAATGTTCCTGGATGAAGTTTTGCCGGACAAAAACATGCAAAAAGTTTTGCAGGAGTTTCTTGGAAGTATTTTTGTTGACCGGCGTGTGGCGAAAATGGAAACTATGCTTGTTCTTCGTGGCTCCGGCTCCAATGGCAAAAGTGTAGTCTTTGAAACGATCATGGGCATACTTGGCCGGGAGAATGTCAGCAATTTCGGCATAGGTGCATTGATTACTGGAAATGAGAGAAAAAAAAATATCGCTTTCATTAATGGCAAGCGGTTGAACTACTGTTCTGAAATACAAGCGTTAGAGTTTGGTAAGGATAGTGACACGTTGAAGAGCCTTATCAGTGGTGAACCTACCGAAGCCCGGCCTATCTATGGCGATAACTTCACTGCTTACAATATTCCCCTGCTTATGGCAAATGCCAACCAAATGCCGTATTTGAAAGACTGGAGCTATGGAATGAGGCGGCGTATTTGCATTATTCCCTTTGAGGTAGAGATACCCAAAGCCCGGCAGAAAAAAGAACTGTCACGGGATTTGGAGGCCGAATACCCAGCTATATTCAATTGGATATTGGAAGGACGTGACCGTTTTATCGCCAATGGTTATAAGTTGACAGACAGTAAGGAGCTTGAAAATGTCATGGATGAATATCAGTCGGAAAGTAGTACCGTAATGAAGTTCATGTATCAAATGAACTATCTGTGCCGCTATGAGGAAATTGCCGATATTGAACCCAAATGGATGTCTTCGGCCATTCTGTACCGGAAATATTGCAAATGGTGTAGGGACAATAATGCCAAAGAAGAGAATGTGACAGTATTCGGACGTATTCTTTCGGAAGCCGGTTATCGTAAAAAAAGAACCCCGAATGGTCAGGTGTATGGTTTGTATGGAACAGCCTTGACGGAAAAACTCTATTATGAGAAACGGGAAGACCTACGGGGTAACTATAAGCAAAGGATCGCTAAACCGGTTTATCAAGATGGCAAACGATACGCTTATACCCATGAAGGGCTTGCGGCCTGCTTGTCATTGAGCATTTATCAAGTCCAGCGTTTGTTCCGGGAGAAGAAACTGGAGGGGACGTACCACATGGAGAAGAGAACAACTGTTTTTGACTTGGACGCTGTGGAGAAGATTATCAAACAATTAAAAATAAGAACCAAATAGTATGATCGCACCGGATGAATTTGCAGAGGTTATTGAAAAAATAGATAACCTACGGGGAGCATTGGAAATCCCTATGCCAGCTGGATTTCATGTAAATCAAATGAAGCGTGAGCTTGAAGAAGTATCAGACAAATTAAAACGGATTTACGTTGAGGAAGAAGACGAAAATCCATGGGAGGAATAAGCATGGCAGTAAAATTTAGACACAAGGAAACGGGATTGTTCTTTTGCAGGGCAAAGGGATTATCCCCTTCAAGAAGAGATTATGACAAACTTGGAGAAGAAGGTATTTTTAGGAAAAGGCATTTGTCTAAGCGAGGAAGAATCTACGAAAGCGCAACTGAAAATCAGAAACGGGATTGGATTGGTAAGAAACATGCAGATGAATTTGAAATAGTAAAAGTATGAAAAATATGAATCACATAGAGTTAAGTGTTGAGCTGATGTCTATTCTTCGGGCCTTGAACTATTCATGTGAATTGAAGACAATAGAAGGTAAGAGCATTGTAATGGATATAGCAGTGCAAGGAGAATTGTCTGTCAGACACCAAAAAATGATTGAAATGCTTCTTGGTGGATTTCTCTCTGAATTTTATTGGGTAAATGGGAAGCATCATATTTATATCAGAGAAGAGTGCAAAGGGCTTCTTCCTGATGATGATAGGTATAGTTGCTTGATTCATGAAATGAATAAAGTATCATCGGATGAAGAACGTATAAACTCTTACGGTAAGGAATACTTTTTTAATCTTGGAGATAGATTTGAACGTAAATTAAAAATAGGATTATGAGCAAAAAAACAAATGGTATTCAGGTAGGTAACTTTATTGTTACGAGGGATAATGGTAGTGAACATGACTGGATCAGTATTAAGGCAGTGTCAGGTTTTTGGAGTATGCGTTTTCGGGATGATAACGGAATGTTTTCCCGGATTCGGGAGTTAACCAACAATAAGGAACTTCGTGAATATTTGGAAACATGGATCAAAGTATGTTTCCTTATTAGTAATGCAACCCCTGACGTTAAGTTTATGGAAGAGTTTTTTAAAAGCTATTCTGATCTTACCGAACGGCTACGAGGCTTGCAGCAACCAGTATCACCGGAAGATGATGCCAAGATACTGGAAGAAGAGAGAAACATGAATAGTATCAAGGAAGGTATTAAGGAGGAACATAAAAATGAGGGTACCGACTGATAAGGAAATTGAAGAGGCCAAAGAATACCTCCGTCAACGTCTGGATGCGGAGCTATCCATGCGTACCAATCTTCAAATTGTAATGATCGAGGCGGCAAAGCAAATTATAGATATTTCATACCGGTACAAGATCAGCCCTGAACTATTCCGTTTTTCAGCAAACAGACAGTTGCAGGAGGAAGTGGATGCCATTATTTTATCCCTTCTTGAAATAATTGAAGACTATACTTATACTTTGGCAGTAGCGACACATGAGGATAATAAGGATGCAATCATAACATGTATAACGCGAGAATCATACGGCAAAACCTTCACACAACGTGCAAGAGAATATGTTGACCGGTTTTCAAAGGAGGTTGAAACGGCCATTGCCGCCGGATTACTACTGAACCTTTCCAAAGACAAATTACTTTCATCTATCAGGCAGTCGGTAAAAACGCCATTGCTTAATGAGCATGTACAGAGAGCTATTTCAAAGGGTTATCCGATTATTTCAAGACTCGGTGTTCAGGAGTCTTTTGGAGTAGGACGTACTGTAAGCTCTTGGACTGCACTGTCAGATTTGACGGAGTATGCTGTGGCAGAGGGTTGGATGAAGCATTGGGAATTGCAAGCTAAAGCCAGTGGAGCCATAGGGTTCTTTGTCATGCGTGGCAGCTCCTATCCTTGTAACATTTGTGACGATGAAGTCGGATTTCATGTGGAATGGGACAAATTACCACCGTATCACGGCCATTGTAAATGCTTTGCTGTTCCCGTATCAGCAATATAATTATTTAATAGGTTAAATATCAGAATTATTATGTTTGGAATATCATTAATCAGCACAAAGAAACTCAATCATCTTGCATCAGAATGCAGCAAACTGGCTATTGCCAATGTTGAACTTTCAAAACAAAATGCGACACAATCCAAAACTATTATGGAACTTACTGGAGAAGTCCGGGTGCTAAACTCTAAAATCCTTCTGAATGAAAGTATCAATGATGATCTGCAAAAGAAGCTTAACCGGAAATATCCTCGAAAGCCTTATAATAAAAAATTGTATCGAAA